TCCAAAACGACCACCCCATACTTGGTCTACAGTTCCTACAAGGAATCCACGATCAACCACATTATAAAAGTCTACGCCAAGAGTTGCCTCATTTCTGACATAGGTCATTTGATCTACCTTGTAGGGAACCAAGCACTCACAACCGTCAATAGAACCGTTAAATTGGTTTTTATTTGGGTCGTAAGTCATAATTGTATCACACTTTTGCTTGTGTGTCAACCCTTTGTCGTACTTGATTTGATCTAGATTTAGAGCACCCAAATAACGCCATTTCTCGAAATCATAGTTAAGAACCCTAATTTGACCATTAGGGTCTTCAATTGCTTCTACAATAAACTGCCTGTAAGGGGCATGTAGTTGATAATTGTAAGCTTGTTCGCCATAGAACATAGCGTCCGTTCCAGGTACTTTGTGGTGCTGTAGGCGCACCATAGCAAACCTAGCGGGATTTGAAAATGCCTGGACTTTGTTCTCCCATGTTCCTTCAAACCATTCTATAAATTGTTCAATCATCTTTAGGTAATAGTTCAGGATCATTAACTTCAATATCAAACATCAGAGGATTACATTCCTCTTCCACAAGATATGAAGAGCACTTATATAATTCTTCATCATCCCAATCACGACCTTGCAATGCTTCAGTCTGAACTGATGGATGCTCTTGAATAATTAATGGCAATTCGTCAAATGTATACGGGATACCTTGTATGAAATACATACGCACCACCATACCCATGTAAAAAACATATGCTTGAGATAATGAGTATTTCATAACATTTTGACCACATTTTATTTAGTCGCCAACATGTTGTTATTATATCACACAAACATTCCTTTGTCACTCATGTAATGAAGTGTGTCATGCAAGTTACCAAGGTGCTTGGCACCAATAGAAACTTGTGGATATGTAGCTTCTTCTCCAAACTCTGCTTCAAATGCTCTTTGAGTAAAATGTTCATTGAGTTTATACTCAAGAAACTCACCACCCATCGACTTAAGTAGTGCTGCAATACGCTGACACTCTTGACTACCGTTAGAATAGATTACTGCTGTCATTTATTTACGTGGTTGTATTCGATTACAATTTTTTCGTGTTGAGTTTTCTTATCGGTGCAAATATAATGCTTGACTTCACCCCCTAATATTCTGCATATATTATCTAGTTGCATTTCAAGTGCAAAGTTTTTATCATTTTTGAACTTCATTAGGGCGTCCTCCAATAGCATCCCACATTTCTTGTACCATATCTACTGCTGGTGGTGTCTGATAATGTTGCGCTGGTTGCGATTGCCACTTATCAATTGCTTCCTGTGTAGGTATACTAATACGAAAAGGAATATCATCTTTGATAAATTCCTCATTCATATCAATATATGTTTGAGGGGTGATCTTAATTGTCATAACCGTTCTTGCTCTGGGTTAAGATTTTTCACGAATTGCACGGGGTCCTTTTCTGACTTGTGTACCCAATGATAGCGCATCATCTCGAAAATAGGATCCCACATGGGGATACAGACATAATCAGTCATGTTGTCTCCAGTCATCAGGTTTATCTCGTCGGAACCAGTCTTTGATGTCATCTGCACCATCGAATCTAGTCTTGTGGTTGGATGGGTCAGGATCACCTAAACCCATCCTATTCAAAAAATCATCGGTACTACCTTCCTCAATATTTTGTGCTGATTGGCGTCTCGCCATCTTTAACATCTCATTTGCTGTTGTGTTTGCTTTTGCTAATTTTTGTGCCCAAATGATGTCATCTAGTTTTACATCGTCATTATTTGCTATTCGTTTACAAATAAATTCCAGTCGTAGTCGGTATTGTGTAGATAGCATACGCTCACTCAATTTCCCTCTAGTATTTAGTTACATCAACCTTTTTGGAGATTTTTTGTCAGTAAATCTCTCCATTGATAATACCTTCACGGTTCTTTAGTTTCCATACTATGTAATCCATTGTTGGGATACACATAGGGTTCCAACCAACAAAGGTTGTTGACTCTCTACTTGGTATCTTCCAACAGGGAGCATCATCATTTTCAAGGTCTAATGATTTACGATACTCTTCCTCACCAAACATAACAACAGCACGTTCTGCTTCATTCAAACTCTTGAAGCAATCAAAAGAATTCTTTCTAATGATATCAGGGATGTGGTGTTTCATTTTACTATTGTCCATCCACGAAGAATATCTATTCTACCTCTCAACAAATTATTAAAACTGGTTGTTGGTAATCCATGTTCTCTAGCAAATGGTTTAGCACCTTTACCTTTATAAATTTTTCCTTCTGGACTTTTTACACAAAATTCTCTAAATCCTTTTGCATTTTTATATCTAGTCGCGACTAACTTTTCACGAACTCCTGGTGCAAACGCTCCTGTTCCATTCTTATGATGCTCACTCTGCTGCTGTCTATAAACCTTTCTTCTTTCTTCACCTCCTTCACCTTCAAATAATGCTTTTGTATTAGCACTTCTCTGTTCCTTTGTTAACCCACATATTCCAAGACCAAATTCTTTATTTTTTGCTCCTCCTTTTTTCCCCATATCAGAACGAAGAGAATATCTCTCCTCCTCCGTCATAGACTTCCAATATTTTACACAACCACTCTCAATAGCTTTAGCACTATCAGCACTATGTTGTTCTGGAGTTCTGCCAAGAGAACCTCCATTATACTCTGGATTATCTTTCAACCACTCACCAGCCAATCTTGATTGAATCGCCAAAGCTTGATTTTTTTTTCTCTCTTCATAAGTAAGTCCACCAAGACCAATACCCATTTGCCACTGAAGTCGTGAAGATTCTGCGTTCTTTCTTCTTGCTTCTGGTGAAGGATTTGAATGACCCTCACCACCATCAGACATATTACGAAGAATTCCAGTTCCTAAATCTTTTCTACCGAGAACAGCAATCATATACTTTTCGTGATTGAATGCTTCTTCTTCTGTAAGATTTTGTTTTAGAAAAATAATTCTATCTTTATCATCAGGAACTTTTACATTATGCTTGGAGTCATATGCTCTCTTCCCCTGACCCTTTCCAATATAATATGGTGTTCTATCACCTTTACGAAGATATGCGTAAGTATAAAAATAACTCATTGAATAGCAAGTGGTTGTAGTCGGTCTTTTTGGAGATTTTTTGGTGGCGATTTTTTTTCGGAATTTCTGTAACTGAAAGTTGATTTTCAGTTGAGGAAAATTGACAGTGCTTTTACAGTCATCGTACCACCTGCAGTAACATTTAGTGTTCCTACTTTATTAACAAAGAAACTGTTACCTATTGAAGCAGTGATACCAATACCACCAGCAGATTTCATCGTCATACCCATGGCATTGGGTCCTAGCTCAAGTTTATATGTTTGTGTTGGATCAGTTGTAGCGGATGGTCCTTTAATACCGTAAATTTTTTCTTCTTTTGGACCCCAAATTGTGCTATAAGATGCTCCAGCTACCTTGGTATACATTCCACCAGTTGTAGACTCAAAGTTGAGGTTACCTAATGCTCTAACGCGATAACGTCCTTGAGCATCGACTTCATAATTACCTTGAATTCTATGAGTAACAGTACCAACAGAGTTAATAACATGGGTAGCACCAGGTTTAGTCTGCTGATCAACAACAACTTCACCAGATCCTTTTGTAATCTTACGACCATCAATATTTTCATTCAAAAATTCTGCATCAAAGGTGATATCACCTGCAAATACATTGAATTTACCGCTACCATCACCAACCTCGATGTTAACAAGTTCACCTGCTTTAAGAGTTAATGTCTTAACAGCATGGATGAGAACGTTATCGCCCTTAACGTTACACTCATCTCCCTGTGCTTCAATAGCAACACCCCCTTCGGCATAGACAGAGTATGCAGGATCTTTACTTTCGGCAGAACCTGTTCCTGTTCTACCAGATCCTGTACGTTCCGATGTTCCACCAGTTGCTTGAATTGCAATTGATCCACTAGCTTTGTGTAATTGATCACCACTATTAATAATTAATTTACCACCACAACCTGATTGACCTGGAACGCCAGTAGAGAAGGTCATGTTGCCGTTCTCGTCAAAGAACATAGCACTTTGACCGTTAGTAACGGTATAACCCCCTGGTTGACCGTCAGCACCCTCCCAACTCATGCATGTCCAACCATCAGACACCCAGTGTACTGTTGGTTTTGCTGAACAAAATTGACCTTCTGATACTGCAGATGTTCTACCACCAGCAGGTTCTTTAACAGGTTGCCCCGAATTAGCACCTTGGTGTTGAGTGTCAGAATTATTTGATGGATGTGACATTATGGGCAATCAATATAGCGACCAGTTCCGATCTTAACAAGTCCTCTGCTGTTAAGATCTTCAGAGGAGAGACAGATCATGTTTGGCAACACAATAGCACCAGATCCTCCGCCACCAATTAGTTTAATAATTGGTGATTTTTCATATGTTGTTGTTCTATCTTTAATTTGAACAGAGATAACATAACCTCTATCGTCAATGATAGCAGTTGCTCTGCCTTCCTTACCATCTATGTATACCTCTGGAGCAGACTTATATCTAATACCTGGAGAGATGAGAGTAAAAGAATCAATGATACATTGTACGTCATTTGTAGTTGCAAGATTACGCTTGTATCCTAAACCAGCTCTAGTAACTCTAACTTCAGAAACAAATCCTTTAGTATCTAGAAGGGCAATAGCAGTAGCACCGAATCCTTCGCCAGAAACGATGACTTGAGGTGCTTCAGCATATGACTCACCCGTGTCTGTAATGGGAATACTAACAATAGATCCATCGTCTCCAGTAATAGGATTGCCTGCCTTTGGCTTGTTTGGAACATATGGATCAGGTTTGTTCGCATCATCAGCATCATCAATACCATCACCAGTAAGATCTTCAAATCCACCACTAGAGAAAATTGTTGCATCAGTTGATGCTTCAGTTCCTAGAATCTGGAATGTTAATTGTTCAGCAGGTTCTTTTCTTTCATCATCCAAGATACCAACAACAATTTGTGCTGTGTTGTCAACAATTTTAAACGATCCTGCAGTTGTACCACCAACAAAATCATCCGAGTCAACATCACCAATGATAATCCAGTCAAATTCTGTACGATCAGGGATATTTGTACTGGTAACAGTAAAGATGATGTCTTCTCCCTCAATATATGCAGGTTTATCACTAGTAACAGAGATAGTAGGATCTGCAACAGGATTCTCTGGTCTATCAGGGAATACAATTGACTCATAGTCTGCTGCAATTTCTACATCAGCAAACGATCCAGTATCAAAGTTAACATCAGATAGATCTGAATTTCCTGGGTCAAACAGAGTAAATCTGAATGTTTGAGAAGCATTCAATTCAATATCCTCATTCATAGGAAGAGATACCGTACCACTACAGCGTGGGATGCTAATATTTTGTAGATCCCCATTTTCATCAACAAACTCTTCAGTAAGAGTCTCAAATTCAATAACCGTAACAGTTCCTGTCAAAGATGGATTAGCATCATTAATATATTCTTCTACTATATCACCAGTCAATGTATATGTCAATACACTACCGCTAGGTACGTTAGAAGTATTAATGGTGTACGTTACTGTCCCACCACCAGCTACAATAGTTGGATCTACAATGACAGAGTATACTCTACTACCATCAAATGTGATAGGCAACACAACCTCCTCATCGTCCTCGGGGGGATCATCTGGAACGATAGGTGGAACCGAGGGATCATCGTCATCAGGTAATTCAGGTGGAGGATCGACAGGAATTGGTACAAGAACTGGATTAAATGGTGGCGTGTCTTCTCTACCAGGACCAGGCGGTTCTGGATCTTGGTTAGGAATAGGAATAGGTTCGTTAGGAATACCACCAACAAAAATAATCCTAGTTGGTTTGGGATCCAAGTAATCAGCTGACTCTTCGCAGTAGAATCTTTCTCCAGTATCACCATCGGCAATATTGTCTAGAAGATTGTCTAACCAATCATCCTCATCATCTTTGCTACAGTCAGTACATTTAACAGTTGACTCTGGACAGCTACTACTAGGACCACTACATGAGATACCTAGGAATGACATTACCTTTCCGATAGCACCACCAATCATGTTTAGAGGTGATGCTAATATTCCTAATATACTTTGCAGTGGTCCTAATATACTACTGATTAAACCTTCCAGAAGTTCTAGAATTTTGTTGACGATACCCTCAACTAGGTTGATGACAGCACAAGCAGCAGGAGAGAACACATCCATGATGAAGTCGAACAGCAGATTTGTTAAGAATCTTGCCAACATGTCAGTGATATTCTCAATAGAACATCCAAGTGCCTTAAGAATCTGATCAAGAACTTTCTGCACACCGTCTAATAGACGACCTTTCTTACCAATAGTCTTCTTTGTTACTTTTGGATCTGCAGGTACTTGCTCCTTCGCTTGTAGTGCTCCTTGAATGCCTAGGAGACCATCAACTAGGTTCTTGATACCCTCACGTAGATTCCTAATAATCTCGGACTGGGCACGACCCATCAGACTACGGACAAGTTTAGTAATCCTACCAATGTGATGTCTTGCAATAGATACTTTATCATACAAGAATCCATTGATCTTACTGACATAGAAGTCACCTAACTGTCCACCAGATGCTTGGTTAGCAGCGAGCATATCACCAATAATATTCTGTACCTGCTTACCAAAGTTACTCTCTGTACCACACTTGGGGTTGGCAATAGTAACACAGTTCTGGGAGCCAGTAGGATTGGTTTCACTATGCTTGCCACGCAGTGCAGCAATGATAGCAGGAGGACCCTTCTTTTCGTGTGATTTAGCAGCAGCTGGTTCGCCACCATCTATGTTAGCACCAGTCTCTGGATCTACACCGTCTTGACTTGCTTGAGAGTAATGTGCTTGTGGTTTAACAGTGCTATCAGTATGAGTAGTGAAGTTCCTAGGTCCATCATCACCAGCAACAGGGTCAGTATTCTTAACGACAGTAGCACCAGCGGTGTGCCCAACAGACCCCATGATAATAGGTCTCTGCTTATCATTGTCAAGGAAGAAACCAATGACCCAGTTACCTGCTCGCAGCTCTGCTGTAGCACCAGTCACACCACCATCACTGAATGGTGTGGTCACAGGCATGACTACGTTTGCCCATGGTAGTTGCTCTGTCGGTGTCTTCTGACCTTCTCTTAAGTGTACGCCAACAATACGCACACGATATCTACCAGATTGTTTTGGGTCGCTTTCTCTCCCTGTCTCAACCTGTCCGATCCACCAGTTGAAACCATCAGCGCCTATCTGATTAGTCGATATAAATGACGATAGAACTGGATCCATACCAATACTTTTATTTTTATTTAGTCTCTACATCAGAGGGTTCATCTGGCATGCCATAAGAATCCCTTACTAAAGTAAGATATGTATTTGCTTTTGCATTCAGAACATCAGCGGAGTGCTGTAGTTTTGCAATCAAATAAGCACCGCTATGTTCCTTGTCATAAATGTCATTCTCTTCTCTTTCTGATGAAGGAATGTTATTAGGAATCATAATCTCAACTGTCTGTCCCGCACGTAAATCTGTTCGGAAAGGTATCTGAATAAAGACTTGCTGGTTGTTCTGTGATTGTTTTCTAGCAATCGACTGCGCTACGACATATTTCTGCCAGTCAGGAAATTCTGCTGTGTTCTTCTTACCACCATCTGGTTTCTCTGGTGATGCTACTTCCACACCATCAAACCAAGTCTCATGATCCATCAACACAGACATAATTCTACTGGGATTGACTGCAAGATCAGCCTGACCTTTAGCAAGACCAGACTGGGATCCTAGATGCTCCATGTCATCAAAGCGATCACCTAAATTATAAACATACTCTTCGTAAGTACCAGTGCTATAGTTATAGAAACAAATAACATTAGAGAACGTACCCATTCTCAACTTGGATAAGATGTCAATCTCTTGTTGGAAGTCAATGTCAAGGATTTTACGGCGAGCATTCTGTGGATTGAGTTGATCATTCTCTTGAAAGAATGTCTCCACAGGTGGATTAGTTTCGATAGAGTTTAGTGAGTCAATTGATCTAAAATGATATCCATCATAGTTTTCGTAGAAGTAATACCCTGCACTACCCTTTGATATTTGTAATTCTGATGTTGTACTAGAACCTGAAGGAAATGTCTTCTTATCTTCAGGTACAGTTCTCTCTTTCAACGAGCTGATAATAGAGAAAGGTGTCTTCTTACCTGGCAAGAAAGTTACCTTAAACATAGAAGGATCATTGAGAAGTCTCTTTGTAGTTCCTAACTTTTCTGTTACTAGTTGAGATACAATGCCTTCTGCTTTACCTGATAGTCTTTCTCCTAATCTAGTAGTTTCATTGACCAACAGTTCATTGGAAACCAACCCAAGAGAATACTCTTGATACCTGTCTGCAGAAAAGCGATTGTATATCTTTGACACCTTCATGTTCAGTGTCAATAGTTCTTCATCAGCAGCACCAAATACCAGTTCAACATTCTCGTATCCAGAAATAGGAAGAGAAGAAATAATATTTGCTGCGTTGTCAACGATGTCTAGGTTGACAGAAATACTTGGCATGTCAATGTCTTCAAAGTATTGAAAACTTTTGATCAACCCTGTTAGTGGCACTTCAGTTCCATCTAGACCAGTAATAGTTGCCTCTTCTAGTTTTAAACTAGAGGCATATGGAAACTCTTGGTTATTATCACTCATGTGGTCACACCATCAACTGTAAATACTGATTTGGATAGAGAAGAAACAGAAGGAGCTACTGTAGTTCCCTGTGATGTAGGAACCGCACCAGTAGCAGCAGATTGTGTTTGCTCACCGCCCATATTTATCATTGCTACTTGTGCTTTTTCTGCTGCTGTAGAACCTCGCATCGCCTGTGTTGGATCTACTTTAGTTGCTGGTGGTTTAGTTGCTGGTGGTTTAACTCTCTCCTGACCATACTCTATGAATGACTTAAGTATAGCAGCATTTTTACCACCAGTGGTATCTATCTTCATACTACCACGATATAAGTCAAACCCGCCACCACCTAGTTTGAATGCATTGTATTGTTTACCATCATGCTCGAAATATATTCTTTCCCCTGTTCTTGCACCAAAGGTTTCTGTAATTCCTTGTGAAGATTTTGATTGTGCTTCTAGATCTGAAGTATCTCCTGTTGTTTTTGGTTCTGGTTTTGGTTCTACTAACGGTCCTGGTTTTGATCCTGGTTTTGCATAAGCAATACTATATCCCTCGCCAGTACCAAGATAATTTTTAGCTGCGACACTCAAGTCAAGCATATGATTACTTGAGTGTCCTTCTACTCCAGGTCCAACATCATTAACCCTAACAACAGCAGACTTTCCTGTCTTGGTATTAGTTACAACTACATTAAAAGGTTTCTTGAGAGTTCTACCGCCAGGAAATCTCGCTGCAGGAACTGTCATATTTTTGGGAAGAGTGGCTAGCAATGGTGGAAATGCTGCCGCAGAAAAAACATCTTCCTTATATCCTTCACCAGTAGATGTAGCAGGCAATCCTTCAGCAGTCTTATGTCCGCTGGCGTTAATACCACCAAGTGATGGATCATAGTAAGTTGTCTTGGCACCAGTGCTAATCATCTCACCAGCTTCTCCTGATCCTGTAGTAGAAGGATTATGTGTGTCTTTTGGTGGTGCAGGATCGTTATCTGGATTGAACAGGTTTTTTAGACCATCAAATACTTTCTGGAATACATTTTTCTTTTCTTTTTTCTCTTCATCACCACCAGTCAAGATAGAAGGTTCTTTCTTCAAACTTTCACCAGCCTTTGCTTTACCTACCAGTGATTTAGGTAGGTCAAATACACTGGCAAGTGGAGTGATAACTTTTGCCATCTCACTAGCAACCTCGGGACTGTCTCCAGATAGTCGTTTGACTAACTCACTACTAGCAGCCAACGCCATACCACCAGCAACCTTTGTTGGTAGTGCCATAGCATCTACTAATGGTTGTTCCAGACTACTATCTGCCATCAGGTTAGGTATCTCAATGGGAGATGATTTACCCATAGGAGTTCCCTCTTCATAACTGTTATTGACATTAGAAAATGATTTACCCATCTCATAACTGTTATTGACATTAACATTCATAGGAGGAACCATAGGTTCTGATGGTGTTGGTCTTACCTTACCATCAACCGCACTTGGTTCTCCTTGCGTGTAGTTGTTGTCTAATGGTACGATTGCCTCATCACCATGTAGTGTCAAACCAGGTACTTTATATCCACTATCAGGTCCAGATAAGATAGCACCTCGCTCTGCTTGTGGACCTTCTTTGACATCATCCGATGGCGATTCATTATCTGATTCTGGATCATAATCTAGTTTTATATTAGATGCTGCATCCTTTAGATCGAATGTATCATCAGTGGTGTCCACTGGGATATTAGTGGTGACAACTTTGGCTTGTTTTTCTAGATTGGATTCTTTGACCGTTCCTTCTGCATCATCAGTTTGTTTTTTCTTCAATGCAGTCTGTGCATTGATTGCTTCAGCAATCTTGGTTAACTTGTCCTCAATACTATCTGTTCTTTCACTCAACTGATTAACAATATCAGTCTTCATTGCATGAACATCAGAAGCAACCTGTTTAGAGTCACCGATGCTGTTGTTAATAGACTGTGCTGTCTTGTCTAATGACTGGGCAATAGCATTGATTGCCTGGAGAAGGTCTTCTCTAGTTGCTCTCTGCTTGTTACCAGATGCTGCTGCCGCTACTTTCTTTTCAGTTTCAGCAAGCATCCTCTCTTGAGAAAGAGACTGTCTCTTCTGCTCAAGTTCAAAGGGAGACATCTTTTTAGGGATTGCAGGTGTCTCTGCTTTTACACCTTCAGGTGGTCTCTTTGCACTCTGAAAATTATAGTTATCAAATTGCCTACGGAATCTCTCAACGTCAGACAGTTTCTTTATGTCTTTACCGTCAGCGTCTCTATTGTCTACGAAGTTCCAGAACTGTGCCTTTGGATTCTTTAGCAGTTTGACACGATCAACTGCCTGTTCAATGTCTTGCTTCTTGCCACTGATATATGATCCACCAAACTTATTCTTTAGTGCTGCCTTAAAAAAGAAACCTTTCTCTACACCTGCTTCTTCTAGGCTATCATATCCTGCTTTCTTTGCCTTCTCTTCTGCTGCTTCTCTCTCTTGTCTAGCAAATTTTCTTGCAGCAAGAACCTTCGAGATCATACTACCAATATGATCCTTACCTGGTTTTGTTGTATCTGTAAACCCTTCGGTAAATGCTGCCATTTATTAGATTCCCCCTAGATATTTAGTTAAAGAGAGCGATGTGCATTGCTGCTTTTCCTGGCGCAACACCCATCGGAGGTCTAGTTATAGATTTATTATCACGAGGTACATCTACAGTTGGTTCTGGTGGTGCTTGCGGTGGAGTCATGACAATGATAGTCTGTGCCATTGATTCTGCCTCTTCATCATACTCTAACACTTCAGGTACAAAGGTACGATAAGTTTGAATTAATTCAGATGGTGTACTAGACGCATTCATTGCCAGCAGGTGATCAAGAACTGGTGGTGTACCATACACCAAGTTTTTCATAACAATCTCTGGTCCTTCTTCACCAACAGTAATCTGTTCTTGACCTGACATACCAGCAACACCACCTTCGGCATATGCAGGACCACCTTTATCAAATAAATCAAAATCTCTATTGCCGCCCTCTTTCTTCATAGCAGAGAAGTGCATCGCATCTTTAACACTTCTCCATGCACCACCCCATCCTAGTCCATGCTTTGCAGCAATTTCACCGATGTTGGATGGCATATCAGTAACTAAATTATTGCCAGTAGGATCATATGGATTTTCGTTTGCGTTTATATCAATTGATGCTCCATATGGATGAGAATATCTATTTTGATCATAATCAGGATCATCAGGACCAGCGCCACCACCAGTGCCTGCATTTCTGAACCCACCAATAGTTCTAATTTTATATCCAGTCTCTTCTAATTCAGCAACGAATCCTTTAAATTGATTAGCAACAACACTAGCTACCTTGTATGTATGACCATCTTTTGTAGTCAAATTAGTTAGTTTAATACCAGTGTTCCATGGTCTATCATTAATTGAACCTGTTGATTCTAATTTAGAATCTACTGCTGGAGAAGGTGGAACTGGTTTTCCATCAGGACCCATTGGTCTGATACCAAAAAATCTAGCTAGATTTGAAAAGAAATTACCACTACCTTCATCTGCTTCTTCTAAATCCTTCTTTTCCTTTTCATTTAACTGCACCGTTTCTTCTCTAAATAAAGGATTTTCTTCTTCCGTTTTTCTAGAAATCTTATTAAGACTATTAGCAACACCGTCAATTGATCCACCAACATTTGTTGATGCAAGTGATTTAGGAACATCAAATGCGGTTGCTATTTTTGATGCCTCTTGCTGGAAGCTAGGTGCTACTGTCGCTGCTAGTGGTCCAACATCAGACAATACTTTACTACTAGCAGCCAAGATTGTACCACCAATAGGACGCATTAGATCTTTGTAGAATCCAGGTTCAATTAAAGCCTCTGTACCATGTAATTCTGGAACACCAGTTCCACTACCGCCCTGCTCAAACTTACCAAAGAATGTACCGCCTGGAGTGATCTTTTCTATAAAACTAGGGGTGTACTGTTTAATTTGTGGGGTGAGGGGTTCGATTTCACGAGCAGCAATTTGTCTTGTGTATTCTGCTTTTGCTTCAAGTTCCTCTGGAGTAGATCTTTGTTCTCCATACATGACTGCCTCTTGTTCTTCTGGAGTTAGATCTCCCCCAGTTTCAAGTTTCATTGTTGCATATTTTTTCTCTTTATCTTTTTCAAGATGAGACATCCTTGCTTCTGCAAGAGGAATCAATCCTAATTCAGCAGCAAGGAAAGCCCACCCAACAGGACCAGGGATAGCACCACCACTAGCAAGAAGACCACCCACAATATCTCCTTTGGCAAATCTTTCTATAGCAAATCCAACACCAAGTGCAGTACCAACGCCTGGTATAAATCTAGAAGCTCCTTTAGCAGCTGCTCTAGTTGCTGCTTTTTTACCAACTGCTCCCGCCACTGCTTGTGTAGTTTTCTTTCCAGCACCACCACGTAAAAACTGTGTTCCTCTCTCAATTCCAGCAGAGATTGTTCTACCACCAGGAATCTTACGCAATTTATTACCAAGACCCATCCTACCCTTTCTTGCCAGTGCTCTTGCAGTCTTAAGAGGGTTCCTCATTCTTCGGAGCATCTTACCAATGCCACCAGTACGAAGAAATCTTAAAAAACGTAGAAATTTAAGAAAATTAGGTCCACCACCACCTTTTTTATTCTCCTTCTCTATTTCATCAGTAGTATCTTCATATCCAAAAGTATCTGCTACATCTTCCTTGTTTTCCAGGTTAGCTTCAGCTGCAGCAGTCTCCGCATCATCTATCGCCTCTTCTTCAGTCTCATTTTGCGATTGCATCGCATTTAAGATATCATCAAACCTATCGTTCAATGAATCATATGTCGTTTCAATCTGATTGAGATTACTAACTGTAGTACCAACAGCAGCACCAAACAATTCATTCTGTTTCTTCAATTCATTATCAATTGAAGACAACTGCCCCTGAATCTTCTCTAAAGATGAAGTCAGAGTCTTAAGTATCTTTACATTAGATATTGCTTCTACTTTCTGCTTCTTTTCTTTTGGTGTCTTCTCGTAATTCTGACCAGTCTGCTGATTAACAGCGTCAAGCATACCTGGTGGCAATAAGTCTATAATATCTGATAGATCTGGTGCAGTTTCTTCAACAACAGGTTTGTCTACTACTACTTCATCTACTGCCTTAACTGCTTCATCAATGTTTTCTTTTACTTCTTCTTCTGCTTTCTCTACAATCTCTTCTGCTTCTTCTTCTGCTACCTCTTCTTTCTTTTCTTCAGCAACAGTTGTGTCAGTAAATCCTTCTGTAAAAGATGTTTTTAGATACCTTTCTACAATCCATTCTTGATATCTTCTCTCATCCCGACCACTGGTACTACCAGTCTCAAACATAGGATATCCATCGATATCCGTCTTCATGTTCTTGATAATTATATCAGCATCTTGCGTGGAGATTTTCTTCTCCAACATAGAAAAGTAACTGGTGCCACTATCATCCGTGCCGCCAGTTAACTTTGCTTTTAATCTATTAAAGATGCGATCCTTCTGTCCACCACCAGGCACACCTTTCCTATACCATCTTACGATATCTTCTGGTGCTGGGGTGTTGAAAATCATTAGGCGGATCTAGATGCTTCCTGTTTCTTTTTCTCTTGTTCGATGTGCTGAATCAAGAGGGACGTGTATACTTCACGTTCCCAAGGCATCATGTTTTCAATCTCTGTCAAGCTGTATTTATGGTACTGCATTAAGGCAAAGTTAGTTTTATAGTACCCTTCCAAATTGTTTTGGAAGAGTGCTATGCGAAAAAACTTTGCAATCCCTCAATAGTATACTCACACTCATTACCTGTGTTTGGGTTGACTACCGTAAACGTATGAGAAAGTCTAGGCATAGTCTCATAAAATTTTTGGATTGATTCAAATTGTTTGGTAGTCAATGACTCCACAAACTCACGAAACTCTTTCTTACTAGTAGTAGAAGAATCGTATACCTCTTCTTCATCAAAGATCTGTTCGATATGTTCTGCAATGAAGCTAAAGATATGATCAGCATCAATACCTTTGTTCAAGAATTGAGACTCAATAAATCTATCCATACTAGGATACTTCATCAGGATACCAGTGGTATCAGTCAACATAATCTTTCTATCATGCCCCTCTTCTTTGGTAACTTCTACCTCATCAATATTGATAGAAGCAGTGGCATTGGTCTCACCATCATCCGTACAGGTTACCGTCATTTCAATGACTTCACCGATAGCAGCGGCACGAATCTTAAGGAACAAATATTCTAGATCAAATGATGGTAGTTGATCTACCTTAATTCTAGAAATAACACAAGACTTCAATACATTTTTAACAGCATCAATAACTTGCTTTTCGTCTTGCGATTCCATTGCCAATAGCAAAACCTTTTCTTCTTTTACCAGAAATGGTCTATACTTTACCGTTTTTCCAGTAGAAGGCAGCGACAGTTCATACTGCGGTACGCCAAGTTTTGGTAATGCCATTGATATGTAAATTCAATTCGTATATTTATTTAGCTCGACTTTTTGAGTCAATTTTTGGTGGGGATTTTTTTTCGGAATTCCTGTAACCAAAAAGTCAATTTCCTATGCCAAATGCTTTCTTCAAGTCATCAATTATTTTCTTGAAGTCTCCTCCAGTACCATAATTTGAGATGTCATTAGTTATGATAGTATGTTTAGCATAGTGGAAGTTAACACTGACCTTGGTGAGTTGTGATGTTCCATATGACATTGGTACAGTGTCAATAGAGTATGGATAGATATCTTCCAGAACAAATGCTACCGATGCTCTATCATCTACAGTAGCAGCACCAGGTTCAGTCTTAATAACAATACATTTACCAAGATATCTATCTGGGTACTTCAATCTTACTTGACGATTTATACTATTAGTTTCAACAGCTTTTCTCTTCAGATCATTGAAACTTCTACCAGTAAGTCGCTCACCCGTCTCTCCGTCAAACCCGAATTCTGGTTGAGTTATATTACCACTATAGATATAGTTATACCAGTAATGAAAGAACTTGAATGGTGTCATGTTAGCATCACACATCCACGTAAAAGAAACATCACTATACAATTTTGCATAGGGATATTGAATCTGATTTTCACCAAGGTATCTGCCTTGTATTTGTCCCGTAGCAGACTGAACGTTAGGTAGCTGTGCTTCCTCAACCATCATACTAATTATACTGTCAGGTTGCTCCCATCCAGGGAATTGGATTCCTAGATCAGTGGTCAGTAGTGATGGCAACGACCAACTAATGTTATAACCAGTCGTTAATGACATGCCACCATTGGCACTCATAGCATTAACAAATGATGAAATAGATTTAGACATCTAAATAGTTACGGAAGGTGTGCGGAAACATTATGCCTTACTCTGGAAAATATAAACCAGCCTACCCACGGAAGTATAAGGGCAATCCCACTAATATTATTTATCGTAGTTTGTGGGAGCGTAAGTTCATGGACTTCTGTGATCATAATAACA